CTTAGTTTTAATCCCTTCATAACAAAAGGAGAATATTACAATACTCCAAGAAGTACCATACAAAGAACAAATATATATAACCAAGCAAAAGACAGCGAAACTGGACAGTTAACAAATCCTGGTGAAATACTTTACATAGCAGAACAGGAAAGGTTAGACCAGATAAATCATAATTTCTCATATGGAGCTACTATTAGTATCCAAGTACCATTAGGAAAAAGATTTGATGATGAGTGCTTGAAGGCAGCCCAAACTTATAGAAAGTATCAAGAGTTCCTATTAGATGCCAAGCGTTTAGAGGTCAATCTCAATCGTGCCAAGCTCTGTTCGACCATGCTAAAGGAGGGTATAAAATTTGTAGGTGAAGATGCAGTTTCTTGTCGCAATATTGTTTTAACTACAATTCCAAATCAAGTTATCCCACATACTCATAAATTAAAGCAGTAGGCAAGCACGGTTAAACTTGCCTACCTAAACGCCCCATCCATTGCCTTGTCGAATAGGGTCTTTTTATTATACACAAAAAAAAGTAGATAAGCCCCTTCCAAGTAACCTATCTACTTTAGGCTAAGTCTCACAGCCTACATTTATTATATCAAATTAATATCTATTTTACTTTATCTTTCTTTTTTGTAAGTTTTTTAATTATATTTTTTACTAAGGGTTTGACAATATTAAGTAGTAATGGAGTAGTGGCAGCAACAGAAGCAATAACAGCAGTAGATACAACAACACTAGCTGTCGGTATGTACTGGTCAACAAACGGTACTTCTTCCCAGATTGCATCACAGGAACCCTCCAATAGCCCACGCTCATATTTTACCAGCCTTTCTAATCTAAGCTCATTTCTCCAATCTCCAGGTCTGTATGGTGGGTTTTTTGGTGGACAAGGTACTAACTCAATCTCTTCTTCCTCTTCTTTTTGTCCTAAATTTATATTTACTCCACTTGCTTTTGGTTGAAAATTATATGTACCTTCTGTTTCTATAGTGTCTTGTGCATCATAAACAATAGGTCTAAATGTTTTAGCCTCTGGTTGAACTTTAATTGGTTGTGTACCAGCGATTGCCTGACCATTAGGACAAGTAGCATAAGCCTTTCTGCCATGAAAAATTATAGTTGGATTTTCTGATAGTTCTATATCTCTATTAGTTAAATCACACGCAGGGTTCTCTCCTACCAATACAGTTTCAGGTACATATGGCGTTTCTGGTATATTTATTTTTGGTATTTTTATCTCAGGTACTTTAATCGTAGGCATCTCTTTTCTTCAATATTTCTACTTCAGAAAAACATTTAGGGCAGGATAAATTAGTCATCACTGAAAACTCAGGATAGCCATTCATTCCATCTTCAATATCAATATCGCCACCTATTATTAATTCTGTATCGCACCAATAACATTTCATAATTAACAGTCGTTAAAGTCAGAGGCCATATTACCTCCTATCTTACCGCCTTCTCTCCTTGCTGTGTTGGTTGCAAATCCAGATAAGAACCAGCCAACTATAGGAACATTAGCTAATGAACTAGATAAACCTGTTCCTGTAGCTACTGACGTTCCAATAAGTTGTCCTGTAGATTCTCCTTTTGCTCTTTCTTTTATGCAAGCTATTTGTTTTGCTGTAAGCTCACCATTATTGACAATAGTTACATCCTTTTCACCAGCTATCTTCTGACTTTCTTTTGTAACGTAAGCCTTACTAGCACCTAAAAATCCTGCTGGTTTTTTGCTGCTTTCAATAGAAGCAATAATTCTTGGGTCGTGCATCCTGTGTCTTATCTTATAACTATCTTTATCAGCTTCAATTTCGTAAGTAGAATACTTACTAACAGGTAAATCAAAAATTGGTAAGTTTGGTTTTTTACTTAAAAGGTTAATTGTATAAAAGTTGGAAGCAACAAAGACAGTTCCAAGTCCTATTGATACTCCTTTGATGATATTACTATTCATATAAGCTTAAAGTTTAGGAAGAGATTTAGTAGGTATAGATGGCCCTGTTACGTCAGGTAAACCTTTATCTAATACCTTCGGCATCAGCCCAGATACGTTACCCATTATCTCTTTCATTACCTGGGATTTAAAATTCTCACTCGTTACATACTTGTAACCGAAGTACGCTCCACCACTCATGGAGGCTACCATGATAAAAGAAACAATACTTAAAACATTAGCGATCTTTTGAAACATGATTAAATTTGCAATAATTAAAGCACTTTCATTTACAAGTGTGCTTGTGTTACTACTCATTCTAGCTCTGTCACCTTTATACGTCACTATGAGTTTAATGACAAGACAAATGACTACCGAAACTAAGTAGCAAGCTTTCTACGATAAAACCTTGTTTTGCAAGCATTAGAACAATACTTTCTTCTCTGTTCTGTTGTAGAAAATACTTTACCGCAGCATTTACACTGCTTTTCTATTATTTCGCAGAAGACTTTTTTTCGGCTGTTTCCTCTTGTCTATCTACTAAAATTGCATTTATAGCAATAACTCTGTTTTCAATATTTTTTTGAACTTGCGTAGCTTCTTGATAATTTTTTTCTAATGTTTTTAGTTCTTCTTGCAGTTCTTCTGTTGTTTTGCGAGCCATAAATAAATAGGGTGTTTTATTAAGTGTAACAAAAGCTAAGATATTTAGCTAGGTTCGGTAGGCCAAGTAATATTAAATGGATCTGACTGTGTTGGTACATCCCTTAAAGCTTGTCTATAATTCTTCCAAGCATCAGATAAAGTTAGATCGCTGCTGGCTCTCCAATCAGTTTCTTTTAATAAATTATCTCTTTTTATTCTTACTAATACCCATTCAGCATTAGTAAGATTAGTTTGTTCTTCTGCTGTTGTGGACTCTACCTTTACAGTGTAAGCTTTACCATTTTCAACATAAGCATCTACTGTAGTTAACTTTTGTGAAGGAGTTGTGTAACTGAGAGTTTCTACAAGTTCCACTACATTATTTGCAGCTAAAAAATCTGCACTTGGGCCAGCAGCAGAAAAACAGGTAGATGGAAATAGTTGTTGTAGTGTGCCAGTATTTAATACAACAGCACGATCAATAATTGCGTAGTTCATAATAATAGTTTAGCTAGGAAAGACCAAAACGACCTTTATCTAAATCATAGTGTTGTTGTACTTCTGTTGATGTTAAACCCTTGTTAATATATCTTCTGTAAATACCTGCTTTCACATCACCTCCTCCAGCTTGAAATAATCTTACCATTGTACCTGATAGGATGAATCCTGAAGCAATTCCAGTATAATTAATACTATTGGTATCCTGTTTAATTAGTGTACCATTTCTATAATATTTCATGCCATTTGTGCCTGTATTTTCTCTCACTGCTACAAAATGCTCCCATCCAGCAAACGAACCAGTAGAATATCTATTTGATGTATCGACATCAAACTCTGGATAATTGCTATTTACATTTGTACTACCTGACATACCTTGTGAACGCATTTTAACAGTAGTAACAAGACTGAAACGTTTATACTCAACTGCAATACTAGGACTAAATCTTATAAGTGTCATTTCATCTTGAAACAACGGGAACTCACCACCAGAATCTTCCGCATTAAACCAAAGTTCTATTGTGAAAGGATTAGTGCCTTGTGTTTGGGTAAAACCTACGCTAGTCTGATCGGTTCCATGGTAGGCGTGACCATTACTGTAATTACCTGGGACTTGAATATGACGACCCCCAGAACCATAGCTACTTGTATATAGAGTGGGAGCAGAAGCAAAAGTCATATCATTGCCACTCCCAGATAAATCTGTTATTGCAGTAGCTCCACTTGAGGCATAACAATTTGTATCACTGAAATCAAAATGTTGCATCAGCCCATCAGTAACAAAGCTACCAGAAGTATTACCAGCAGCAGCACGAAGTCTATGCGATAATATCATGAAAGATCTCCAAGAGTTGCTCCATATAATTGACTTCCTACTTTAAATAATTCTATTGCAGTCACATCAGTAGTAGATAAAGTTGGTGCTGAACCTCCAACCCATTTAATAGCTGGTGTTGAAGAAATGGTTAGGGTATAACTTCCTGCTGTAACTAAGAGTAACATTGATTGACCATTATCTAAATTATCAGTTCCTGTGTTAACAGTATTGCTATTTGTACTAGTAAGTGTCCAGGTTTGTATCATGCCATTAATAGGATCTAAAGTAGCATCATCATTAGCATCTCCTGTAATAGCAAAAACATTTTCAGTTATTTCTTTTTGAAAAATAGCTTCACCTGTAAACGTACCACCTGTTGCAGTAATACCTGTAGATGAAGTTGTCAACTTTGCAGAGCCACTATGGTTTAAACTAACACTGGAATCTGATGCAACAGATACTGCATTATTAGAGTTAGATGGATGTTGTATTTCTTCTACTTTTATTGTTGACATAATAATTAAAAGTGCATTATTTGTATTTTACCCTCTTAACTAGGCTTTGTCGGCCATGTAATATTATCTGGATCGGATTGAGTTGGTACATCTCTTAAGGCTTGACGATAAGTCTTCCACTCATTACTTACAGCAACTCCTGTTTCAGATGCTTTGGTAACGACCCAATCTGTTTCTGACAATTTTGTATTTCTTTGTATTCGTACTCCTTCCCATTTTTGTGCAGTAATTTCTGCATCTGTTGGGCGATTTGTTTCAAATGCTGCAATTTCCTCATTTGTCATAGCGATTACTACGCCATTTACAACTCTGTTCATTTAACTCTCCTTGTATTTATAAAGTAAAATTTCACCAGAAGTTATATACCAACCACTACTAGAGTTAAATCTCATTCCAGAAATTCTTACAGTGCTTTCAGAAGATACATTAGATTCGCTGGTAATATTACTATTAAAATGACCTCTTACTAAAGAAAAAGAATAACCATTTGTCTGATAACTATGGCCTTCTGCATACATCCGTGGGTAATAATCTGTACTAAATTCTGCTGAAAAAGCATAAGGTACTGCTGAAAAATAACCATCATCATATAACTGCCATGCTGTGTAACCGTATATTGATCCTCCTGTAGTACCACCTCGATTTATTAGAGAATAAGTACAAGCAGAGTTAGTAATTGGTGAAGTTGCTCCATTTACGAATGGTGCTAAATTTGGGTATTGACCACCTGAACCACTAAATTCAAGTTTTTTACCTACAATTTTATAAATAAAACCATAATCAAGACCTGTAAAGTCTACTTCACTTGTATTACTTGATATTGTTGTTTTACTTACAAATTCTAAAGCTCCACCACCTGCATTAGTTAAAAGGTTGGCTGGTATTGCTCCTGTTAAATTAGCTGATGGTAAAGAGGTTAAACTTGCACCTGAACCTGAAAAAGTTGTAGCTGTACAATCACCATTTACAGTTGCACCAGTGCTAGTAAGACTTATTGTTGAGGCAGAGTGTTGCGTAGATTGTATAGTATCTACTTTTATTTTCGACATAATACTTACGACTTTAAATTTATTTTACCTTTAATTTTGAATTTTGTCCTTTTAATAAACAAAATAATTTGAAGGAAGAGTATTACCAGTTAAACTTCCGAAAAGTGCATCAACAGCAGTTTCAGTCGTGGGATCATAAAGAGTAGGATAATAACAAGCACCTGCATCTGTAGCTTGTCCATTTGTATCTGCTGTGTTGGCGTTGTAAACGTAATCTCCTTTAGGTACAAAACAGGCAGATATATTATTACAAGTAACCCGAATAAGGGGATTATGATTATAGGCTAATAAATTTGCATAACCTGAATAATGTGTAATTACAATACCTAAAGCACTGCCTAGTCCATTTGAAAAAACACAGTCAACGTAAACGTTTGCTGCACTAGTGGTGTTTGCAACATAATTACCAGCGTAATAAGTTCCATGTGTTACATTTGGGATATTGTACCCCACTAAGTTACTTGTAAGCCAAGTATTTATATCTGAAAGTGGATTACCAAATGCAGCACCTTTAGCTGAAACCGAACTGCAAATAACTGTATCAGTAGGGTATCCATAAGTACCGTAAGAATAACCATATCTATTACCTCCGTTCCAAAGACCGATATTATCAGTAGCGGTTATGCCTACCATTGCTAGATATGTGCCAGTAGAACCAACACTACTTATTGGGAAATCTGACCAGCCGTTTGCAGGTTGAGTATAGTCACAAGAATACCGATCATCTAGAAGTTCAATTCTTAATGTAGTACTCGTTGAAGAGTCTACTCCAAAAAAACTTGCTAAATCAGTAGCACCGCCAGCCCCTGCAACAGAAAGCGAAGCAGCACCACCACCAAGCCCTGTCATTGATAAGGGTTTGTTATATGTCCAATAATCCTGTTTCATGAATTATGATGTTTTACTCTGGTTCGCAATAACAGTAAATGTAGCTGATGCTGTTTTAATAATTGTATAACTATAAATATCAACACCACTTGCACCACCGTCAGTCGGAGCAGATCCTCCAACCCAATTTTCTACAACCGCAGTACCGTCAATAGTTAACTGATCAGAATAAGCAGCAGCAGCAGCAGTTGTGATAATAGTCACTGATATAGCTTCTCCAATCCCTAAAACGCTATCAAGAGTTGTTGATGAATTAAATTTTATGTTAGGTGTAGATGTCGTTGTTTCTGTTGTTGTATAATAATGAACCATTCCATCTTCTAAATAAATATCTGGATTAGCACTTAATGTTCCAGAAGTGACAACTTTAACATTCTCTCTTAACAAACCAGAAAGATCTACACCTTTAACATCTAATGCACCAGTACCATTGGGAATTATTCTTATATCCCCATTACTGGTAACTGTTTCAATTTCATCAACAATAACTTTTGACATGATTTTTAAATAAGAAAGAAGTTAAACAAACGTCATGGTAGAGTTTGCACTCACTGTAAGGGTAACACCAGAAGCAATAGTCATAGGACTAGCTGCTACATAGTTAAAGTTTGCTGTTGTAGCAAAACTGTTATCCATTTGGTTTTCTGCTTCAACAAATAATTTTTCGTTTGAACTACCAACTAAACCTGATGCTGCATCAGTAAAGCTTAAAACTCCACTTCCATTTGTTTGTAATACTTGTCCGTTTGTTCCATCTGCACTTGGAATAGTAAATGTTGTGCTTGAAGATAATGTAGTTGGTGCTTGAAATTCTACATGATTTGCTGAAGTTGCATCACGGAATCTAAAAGGTGTAACTACACCTCCAGTTCCTTGTAGAGTTACAACACCACTAGAAGCTAGTAATCTTTGTACCGAACTATCATAAAGAGAATTTACTCCAGTATTATCAGTTATATAGTTTGAAAAACTAAAATTACCAGAAGTGTCTGAAACTAAGACTTTACTTCCTCCTACAGGTAATGCATTAGGAAGAGTTAATGTATAGCTTGCACTAGCACTATGAGGTGGTGATGCAATTTGTACACCATGATTATTATTTGAACAATTAAGTTTTATTGTTCCAACAGTACCATTAGTTGTACCATCACCTTTAACTTCTACAACACCTGTGCCGTTTGGATTAAGAATAATATTGCCATTAGTTGTGCTTGTATTAATTTCACTACCTTGAACATCTAAGTTACCACCTAACTGTGGTGTAGTGTCATTAACAATGTCATACGCTCCAAAAGTTAATGCTCCGCTTCCATCTGTTTTTAAAACTTGTCCGCTACTACCATCTGCTGCTGGTAACGTAAAAGTAATATCGTTAGGTTGTGAACTAGCTGCTTGAAAAGATGTTGTGTTTGTGTTAGTAGTATCTCTATCAAATGAAACTTTAACATTACCTAGAATTTCTAAAACACCAGAAGCCCCTCTCAAAAGCTGAGTAGATAAATTATTTTGGTCGTATATGATTGTAGGTTGAACACTACGAAAACTAAGATTACCGCTACCATCAGTCTGGATACAATGTCCATTAGTACCATCTTGAATCGGCAAGGTAAATGTTAAAGAACTAGGTATGCTTGCTGCTGCTTTTAAACCTGTGTAATATGTGCCACCATTTGAATCTGCTTCATAAAAACGTACTTCTTTTTCGTTATTTATAGATACATTATTAAGAAAATCAACACCATTACCTTTAAAATGTGCATCATGGTTTCCATCAAAACCAAGCTCTAAACGACTATTTGTATTGTCTAAAAATACGGCTCTACCACCAGTATCGTGACTAACTAGCCTTAAATCATCGGCTGTTATTTCTAAAACGCCATCGGGTGCTGCTATATAACTTGCGTTAGATGCGTGATAAATTTCTAAATCATCAGACGCTCCAAAATGAAGTCTGTTTAAAGTAGGGTCATTTAAAGCTCCATCACCAAATTTTATATCTTTATTGTTAGTGCTTAAATCACCACCTAATTCTGGAGTGGTGTCTGAAACTAAATTTGTGTTAATAGTCTCAAATGTGGGATCTCCACCATTGTTTGCTCGTAAAAATTTACCATCGTTACTAGCCGTACCATGTTCTAACTTGGCTAAAGTTACTGCTTCATCAGCTATGGTAACTGCACCAGTTCTAGTCATAGAGACATCACCACTTAAGGTTTGTAACGCTCCATCAGCATTAGCATCTCCAATAATGATATGAGCATCATTAACTTCAAGTTTATTTGCAACAATGTTCCCACTCAATTGAGTATTTGTAACGGCTCCTGATGCTATTTTTTGATCCGTTATTGCATTATTAGCTATCTCATTAACTGTTAACTTGTCAGATTGTAAAAGAGTTTTTATTTCAGCAGCAGTTTGATCGTCTTTAGCTCCAGCATCTATTCCATCTAATTTTGCACCATCTACAGATAAATCCCTACCATCTACAGTTTCTGTACCACTCATGACAATATTTCCTGTCATCGTGCCACCAGCTAAAGGTAATTTAGTAGCAATATTATTTGTTACTGTTGTAGAAAAATTAGCATCATCACCGAGTGCAGCAGCAAGTTCATTTAAAGTATTAAGTGTTGAAGGTGCAGAATCAACAACACCAGCAACTTCTGTATCTACATAAGCTTTTACTGATTGTTGGGTCGGTACTTGAGTAGCACTGTTAGATGCCATATTATCTTCATCTACAACAAAACTCATTGCAGCAGTTGAAGTATCAGTATTCATTACCGCACCAGCAGCGTCTACATTAGTTGCGTCTGTTACATCTGCAAGAAGTTCAATATTATCTAATTTAGTTTTATCAGTGGCAGACATTGAACCAGCAGCAGATTGTGTAGCTGCTGAAATACTGATAGCTGGGGTATTACCACCAGAAGACACTATAGGGGCTGTACCAGTTACACCTGTTACTGATCCTCCTCCCCCAGAACCATTAGAGGCAGATGTTATTCTTCCCTGTGCATCAACTGTTATATCTGCATTTGTGTAGCTACCAGCAGTAACAGATGTGTCAGCTAATTTAGCAGCAGTAACAACATCATTATCAATAGTAAAAGTTGAACCTGAGTTGCTTACGACAATATCTCCTTTATCTCCATCACTGATCGCTCCATCTGCCCCGTCATTTCCTGCTGGCCCTTGAATACCCTGAATACCTTGAATACCTTGGATTCCTTGTATTCCTTGATCGCCTTTTGGAATTGTAAAATCAAAAGTAGCAGCACTTGACGATCCAGAATTGGTAACAGTAGCTGAAGATCCAGCAGCACCAGTGGTCACTGTTCCTACAGCTATAGTTGCAGCAGCACCGTCTACACCGTCAGTTCCAGCAGTACCTTGGACACCTTGGATACCTTGAATACCTTGAAGTCCAGTATCTCCTTTCGGTATCGTAAAGTCTAAAACTGCTGCTGTTGCAGTGCCACTATTAGTTACAGTTGCAGAAGATCCAGCATTTCCAGTGGTAACTGTACCTATAGCAACAGTGGCAGAACCTTCTCCTTGCGGTCCTTGAACACCTGCAACACCCTGCGGTCCTTGGGTGACAATTTCAACAATGGCAATAGGATTAGAAGAACTCATGCTGTGTAACCTTCACTTACAAATAGTGTACCCTCTAAATAATACATTTTATCACCGTTAGGATCTGTTAACTTTATATCATATTCAAGAATGTTTAAGGAGAAATTTGCAGTATCAGTATCAGTTAGTTTTATGTCAATAGTTCCATTAGCTCTATCAGTGTAAGTAACTCCGAAGTCAGCAAATTTATTGGTGCGTTCTCTATTCCAAACTTGTGCCTCTACCGTAAATCCTGTAAGGTTAACTGCTGTTCCAGCAGAATCCTTAAAAATCAAACGAACAGGAAAGTCTGCTCTTCTTTGAACTGTAAAATTCTTTTTTCCAGGTTTAATTGCCATTAACTTCCCTCGAGTGCAGCAACTTTAGTTTCTAATGTCTCTATCTTAGCAACTGCTTCTTGTAATGCTTTTGTTAAAACAGAAATCAATGCGTCTACTCTTAATGATTGTATTCTTTCACCGTCTTTAACGCCTGTTGCTCCACTAGGAATAGCTTCCTGTACTTCGTGGGCTAAGAATCCTTCTCTTTTTTCACTATCAGCCTTAAACGCTCCATAATCTTTAATTTCATATGTAATAGGCTTTAATAATTTAATTTTATCTATACCTGATTCAGTTTGTAATGCTACATTCGTTTTAATTCTATAATCTGAAGTTGGACCACTTACATTACCAACTTCAGTACCATCAACCCAACATTCTAAATGATTAGTGTCCCAATAAAAATTCCAAGGATTAGCTACATTAGCATTTGGAGCAACACCTCTTCTACTGATATATCCACGGGCTTGAACATCCCCACTTATCGGAGGAGCACCTCCTCCTGTATGTTCTTGCCAAAAAAACCCGCCGTTATCATTAATTCTCCATCGTGTGACAGATTGAGTTGTAAAAGCAATATGACCAGCATCTTGACAATAAAGGTGAAGTCTACCTATCCCTCTATGAATTAATTGTGATTCACCAGCATTAGTTTGTCTTCGTATAATATTAAAACCAGGTTGGGTAGTATTATAAGTTGAATCTGCTATAAAAAATAAAGCTGCATCGGCTGATGCGTTCGTTTTATCAATAAGTATATTTGATTTTGAATCAAGATTTGTTTGATTGAATGTATATTGTGTAGCCCCAGAACATGATATAGAAATACTATTAGAAGAATCTTTAAATAAACCTGTACTATTATCACCAAAATTTAAGGACGGAACAGAAGTAGAACCAGTAGAAGCACTTAAAACACCAGTAAGCGTTCCTCCAGAAACAGGTAGTAACCCTAAATTTGCTGTATCTATATTTCCTATATCAGTAAAACCGCTATTTGCACTATTTCTAACTTTTAAAGTATTCGTAGTGGTATTAAGAAAAGTCATACCAGCAACACATTGACTTTGATTTAAGTCAGTAGTCTCAGCATTTTGACCCTGTAATGCTTTAAAACAAGCTTCTATATCTAATCTGACAGCTTGACCAGAGGCGTTATCAATAGTGAAATCTGTAACTGAAAGACTCATAACTAACTACTATATGCCTCCATTCTATCCTCCTTTACCGAAACCAACAGCTTGGAATGTAAATTTCTTATTTATTGGGTTATTATTGACATCTTTAATACTTACATTAAATCCTGTTCCTGTCACGATTGTTCCAGCAGCGTTTAAGAAATTACCATTTGAATCCGTTTTTATAGTGGCATAATCACCTGAATTTTGGCCCATAATTGTAATTGCAACTGATGGTTTATAAAAATTAACACCTCCTAAAGCAGATGTACCAACAAAAAATGGACTTCCAAAAGTAACATCTACACCTGATGAAGACGTTCCAGAATCAATAGGACTTATAGAAGTCGAACTTCCAGATACATAACTTCTTTCTGTTCTTGATGGCATTTCTGCTCTGTATCCAAGCTGTTGTAATACAATATTTTGACCAGGATCACTGCTTTCTAATGTCACTCTAAATTGAAACCCTCTTCCTTTAAACGTACCATTGGAAAATTCATTAAAACCTGTATAAGTGCTCATGTCAGTAGAAGTTCTTACAGCCAATTTAGCATTTGCACTATCAGCAGCATCTCCATCCCAATCAGGCCAATCATTTACTAAACCTACTCTGTCATCAAATAAAGCTGAAGGATAATAACCAGCACCTTGAAAATGTCTTTTTAAAACAAGAGAAAAAGTGCCTCCTAAATCTAAAGTGTCTATAAAATCATAAGTACCTGTTGCTTTAGTAGCAGGACTCGTAATTGCTGTGCTGATCAAATTCAATCCACCTTTAGTTGAATCATACTGAGTATTATTAAACAAACTAGTTGTCGTGTTGTTAAACGGTGGACTATCATTATCTTCTCTATCAAATTTTATAAGAATAGAATCTAAAATTTCTACAAGAGAAGATTCTATAGCTGCTGCATTTGCACTTAACCTTCCTCCATCGTCTTCAAATTTAAGTAGATAAGTTCCATCTAATGCAGGAATTATTGCTTCAGTTGCATTACCAGGTACAGCCTTAATAACATCTTGTGCTGAAGCAAATGTAGCAGATGAACCTGTTTGATCTGTATGCCTTACGATTACACGACCACCATGAAGAACATCCACAGCCGTTGCTTGGTTAAAACGTAATCTTATAAACTGTTCATTTACAGGTTCAATACTTAAGCCAGATACATCTTCTGGTATAGCAGTTTTACCTGATGCAGTAAAACTAGTTTCAGATCCATTCGCAGATAAAAATAAAGCTGCATTATACGCAAATACTTGAATTGTATAAGTTCCTCTTTTACTATCTAACAGTTCAAAATCATTACTAAATACTACTTGTGAAACAAAATTAGTATCCTCATATTTGTAATTAACTTGATATTGGGTTACACCAGTTACAGCTTGCCAGCTAATAATAAGTTTACTTCTAGCCATATTGTTAATAACTACTATTTTTTCCTCAACACTTAAACCAGTTGGAGCAGGTGCAGGAGCACTCAATAAAGTTATATTTCTTGTGGGTAGAGGATCATTATTTTCTATAAAAGCATATTTTCCTGAGACATAAGATAAAGCCGTAATTACATAATTAACATCGTCCTGTTCTTCTACTTGAATTACTCTGAATAATTGAGTTTGTAATGTTGTACTGGATATTAAATAAGGAGAATTAACATTTGGTGCTGATGTAAATGTAGCTTGAGTAACTAATTCACCTTGAGCATCTGTTTTCGTAACAGCATCAGCCGTATTTTCTAGACTTAAAACTCCATTACTAATATTTCCAATTTTACCAACTTCTACTGATCCATCAGGTAACACTACACTTACTGTTGGGCTATCGTTTATAGATGGTAAAGTTGTTTGAGCTTCAGCATCAATAGTTATAGTAGTTGTTGTTGCTGCTGTAACACGGCCACCTCGTCTAGCTCCTGCCCTTACTGGATCGTTTATCTCAATAACAGCCCCAGGTCTAACTACTACACCAGCATCTATCGAAGTTGTAAAAGTAACAGTTTCAGATTCATTTTGTTCAGCAAATAATACTGCCCTTCCAAGTCTTGCTGCTTGACCACGAGAAGTACAGGCATATGCCCTTATTTGTTTTACAATCGTTCCAAGTTTCGCTATAGCTGTTGCATCTTCTACTACTTCAAAATCAATTTCTGTTGAATCCATATTGAAGTAGGCAACGGAAATAACAGAATGACGTTGTTTTAAACTGCTTCCTGAATAACTAAATCCATTAACTCCTACATTGGCTAAATTAAATAAATAACTTGCTTGTGTTTCTTTATCTTGAGATATGTTTATAGTTCCAGCAGACCATATTGGCATACATCTCATAACACCTGATAAGTTATTTATGGCTGCAAATGCTTCTTGAGGACTTTGAATATTGACATTACAACTAAATCTAGCCTCTTGACCATTCTGACCATCAGAAACTAATTCATTAGCATATATACTTGCAGCAACAAAACTAAATAAATCTAAATTGCTCTCTTGAATGTGATCTCCCAGACCATATCTAGTGTTTGTGAGAAGGTCGAGTAAGCACATTGCAGGGCAATTGGTATAGACAGCAGCACCCATAACTCCATTAAAAATATAATTTTCTGGATAAATTATTCTTCCTGTTGCATTATCAACAGTAGGAGTTCCAGAGTTATTGGCTCCAGCACCAGGGATTCTTACTTTTATACCTCTAATACGATATTTTCTTGAAGGAATACTATTAAATTGTTTACTATCCAAACGAACAGCACAGTAAGCACTGTTGTTATAAGTTGAAGTATTATAAATAACTTCTTGAATACTCGTAACTTGAAAAGCATTTATCCTATCTGAAGTTGTGCTATCTGCTGTTATGCGGATAACTCGTATATCAACAGGGAAAGCAGTTCCAGCATCTATTCTGGCTCTATCCAAAGTGATTCTATGATCTTTTGTATAAGCATCTCCTGTTCGACCACTAACCCTTCCTATTGTTGGGATGACACGATCTATGTATCCACCAGATTGATATTGAACTTGTATTTTGTAATCAACAGTATCTCCTCTTAAGTCTCCATCATCTTCTGCTACTTGAATTTGAGGCCAAGTTAAAGTAACAATTACAGCGTCCACATCTGTATTAGTGATTTGTCTAGTAACAGGAGCACTGGTGGTTACAGTTACACCAACAGCAGTAGGACTTCTTGTTTCTGCTGGTATCCCTGGTAATGCTGTTTGATTAGCCGTACCAAAACGAGTATCAAACCCAACATCTACAAAATTAAAATCTGTTGGTTGAGGATTTGTACTATCAGCACTAGCATTTAAAACTGGAGTATCACCAAAAAATACATCTTTTTTCCCTGCTTCTAAATAAGGACTAGTTCCTTTTGTTCTGTTTTCTTTTGATGCTGTTGCAAAACCTTCTATTTCACCTTCAGATATTAAATCCTGAATCGTTGCAAAACTTCTGCTATGTAAAGTATCAGGAGCACGATATGGAGTTGGAGGAGCCTGTCTACCACCTCCAGAACCTTTGATAGTTTTATTTTTGTCGGTCATGCGTCTACCTGATTAGTATCAACGGCTGCTGAAATTACAACAGAACCAGTAAATATTTCTCCATAAACTATAGGAACTGGTGTACCTGCTCTTGATGTATTTTGTATTCCATTAAAGTTAAAAGATAATTGTGGGTCGCCTTCTGAAAAGTCAGCTTGAGGTAAAGGAAATAACATATCGGAAACACCACTTAAAAGTAACGCTCCACCTATTGATACGGCTGCTTTTGTCATGAAACCTGCTGCTGCAAAAGAGCCTGGCTGTACAATCGGGCCAAAGAATGATCCAGCAGATAATGGCGTAAATAAAAAAGCTCCACCTATTAACGCTGCTCCTAATAATACTTTGCTAAAACCTCTACCCGCACCACTGATTGCTGGAATAAAATGTATGTCTTCTTTTCCTATTGGATAAGATAGTTCATCCTTATCAATTTCATAATTACCAACTTTTACATGATAATATTTTGGACCCATAAACTTTTCTACATTCGGAAAATTATAAATTAAAAAACTGACAGCTTTTGCTACCGAATCAACTTCCACTTCAAACTCTTTGTGTCCAATAAATTCTGCTAATTGTCCATATAATTTTATTTTACGAAGCATAACGATACCTCTTTCCAGTACATTTTAACAGCCATTCAGAGTAAGGTTCTCTACAAGATAGTCTATCGGTTAAATGATGAATTACATCTCCTTCAAAAAATAATGCTACATGATTTAAAGTTGGATGCAATATCGACATTAGAAGTACATCTCCATCTCTTAAAGGTTCTTCTGGCCTTAACTCTCTGAAACCAGTTCTCCAAGCACAGCTTTCAAATAACGGATTATCTAAAAATTCTTGTGGTGTCGTAGGTCTTTCCCAATCTTTAAGATCTATATTTTTTTCTTCTTTATACCAATCTCTTACTAAACTCCAACAATCTGTAATACCCCATACCCATTGACGACCTAATAACGGTGCTTTATATCCGCATGGTTCTAAATATGCCCATTGTTCTGTTTTTGGATTAACAATATACCAAGGTAAATTACTATCTTCACAACCAATCTTATCCGCTTGACTAGGAGTAGGAGGCGTTATGGGATGGCTATGAACAATACCAACAATCTCACCGATATTATCTGCTTTGACATAATCTTCTGGGTCAAGAATAAAACATTGATGATCTGTTATTGAAAGATTACGGCATGGGTGATACCTTTCTTTACCCTTTACATTCAACAAAAGACCACAACATTCTTTTGGATCTTGCTCTTTTGCATGAAGTAGTGCTCTCTCTTTCCAGTTCATTATCCAAACGTACCAATAGAGGGAAAGTCTTTTCTTGTGCATTGACGCTTGGGTATTCTTACACCAGCAAGGTCTGTAGGAGCAGCAAGTTCAAATTCTACAAGTTCTCTAGTTTCTATTGATTTACGATCTATTCCATAGATTTCTCTTGGAAATTCTGCTGTTGGATCGGCATCTGGATTTTGTCCGTTAGCAAAATTAGCAGCATCAATAAATTTAGCAAGAGTTCTTATTCTTGTTAGTGTCGCTCCTGTTAAATCATTACCACCTGTAACTTGATTAACAGATAAAAGAATTGAAGACATAAACCCTGTCGCATTACTAATAGATATTTTAGGTCTAGGCAACTGCCCTCCTTGAAACGCAAATCCTGATGCTAGTATGGGAAATCTAAGATAGTCGTTACCATCCCAAACTATTTTTCCATTTGCATTTAAATTACTTCCAGCATGAAAACGATAAATTGTATTCGCACCATGTAATGTATTTGATAGTTCAAGAGTATATAATTCAATAATCGCTGACGGATTTATTGACTGTAAATCATCGAATACTGCTGCTGATACTGACATGACTACGCAGGTTCAAATACTTGTCTAAAGGTAGCTTGAATTGTAGCTCTATTTAAGTATGGTATCGACTTGCTCCATTTCTCGCAAACAAACTGAGAAGATGAACTTTCTCCTGGAGGTGTATAAGTAAAACTAGCACTATCATTGGCACGAGCATCTAAAAAAGTTTCTATAGCATCTGCATCTGATTCTGATACTTCAAAAGTAAAACTAAATATCTTTGGATTTTGATGTTGAGCAAGTCCGAAAATAATTCGATGCTCATAACCATCAGCAAAACGTACTGTTCTAGTTAATGGTGCAGAGTTTTTTCTTTGACCATATTTAGGTGTTGTTCCTCCAGTTGATGTTCCAACTGTTGCATCATCAAAGGTAGCCATTATCTAAGTAAACCTCCAGGTCTTCTTTGTTCTATTAATTCTGATTGTATCGCTACAGAAATCAAACGCCCAAGTTCTCGACCCTGTTGTTCATCTCCTTCAACAGAAGAACCAGAAGCATCTACATTTACTACGATATTTGTTGTACCACCCATTGCATGATTGGGTGTAATCGTTCCAGATACACCAGGGCTAAACATTTCTGGGCCACGTTCTCCAACAAGATAAGACTTGCCTCCTTTCACTGGCCCTCCTTCTGCTCTAGTACCTCCAAAGAATCTTGAGCCAGGGAAAAGTCCTCCTAGTAAAGCATTTACACCAAAAGATATAAGAGATCTTTGAATTTGACCAAATACACTTCGAGCCACATCTCCAAGAGTTTTAGTACCATTTATTGCACCCTCAATTGCACTGACAAGACCCGTTTCAATACTATTGCCAATATCTTTATATAAATCATTTAATTTTTTTACTTTTTCTTGCTCTTGATCTAATTTGTATAATTTTTCTAATTTCTTTCTTATTTCATCATCTTCTAAACCAAGAGTATTGTTTTTAATTTCCTGTATTCTCATTTCTATTTCAAATTCTCTTTCTGAAAGTGTATTTTTTAAAGTAGCTTTTTCTATTTCTTTATCTAGATCAGCCATGCGATCTTTAGCAAGTTGAGCTTGTGGTGTAAGTTTTTTGCCAGATTTACCTTGAGAAATAGGACCAGATGTTACTTGAAATCTTTCTAACATTTGTTCCATCATTGAAACTGTTAATTGTTTTCTGCTTTTTGGCCCACCTTTTAATTTGTCTACTTCTGAATCAAAAAATTCTTTTTGTGATCCTCTTAATCCACTTCTAAATTCTCTAAACTGACTTCTAATAGAACTATCACGAAGGTTTTTATTTATAACAGATAATAATTTACTTAAAGGACCAGCAATAAACGCATCAAATCTAGTTTTTAATATTCCCATCAACCTACCAAATTCACTTGATACTTCATTTAATTTGTTCAATTTAGCTACCCCTTCAGCTCCTATAATTTTTTGATATTCTTCATTAAGTAAATTATTAAGTTCTTGAGCTTTACCTTGGCGTTCTAATTGACGAGCAAGTTCTTCAGTTTCATTCGATGTAAATAGCGATCTTTCTCTTGCAAGCTCTAACTTTCCGCTTAAAGTGTTTATTTTGTTTGCTGTTTCAATAGAAGCTTGTCCAATTTTTGTCAACTCAGCGACTACTGCTGTAGCTGCAATAGAACCAGCAAAACCACCACCAGGAGTAGCTGCTTCACCTAACGCACCACCAATCAATCCTGGAATTGCTTGCCCAAATCCTCCTCCAAATAACAAAGGAAAACCACCACCAATAGCAGCACTTTGAATAATTCTTGATCTTCTTGATTTCTGTGGAAACCCTCCAAAACCGCCACTTTCTACTTCGTTTAATTTTTCTAATTCTTTCTTTGCTTGTTTAGCTTGTTTTTTTATTTTTTTTAATTTCCTATCTGTTTTATCAAACTTTTTATTTATTTTATCTATTGATTGTGGAATAGTTTTTGCTGATTGCTTTGTAATTTTTACTAATTCTTTTACATTCTTATTTATTTGATTTACAGCTTTAGTAAGCTTTGTTATATCTCTTTGACCTTTAACTTTCAAAGCAATATCAACACTATAATCTGCCACTTACTTAGAAAATAAAAGATTTCTTCTATATTACCTCTTTCTGCCTCTTATAGCACTATTTCTTTGTGCTTGTTCTTCTTGTTTTTTATATTCTTCATTTTCTAATTCAAAATAAGCAGCCCATCCTATCATTTCTTCTATTGTTAAAGTTTCACATAACTCAAGAACAGTTTTTTTTAATTCTCTAGCTAAAGAATATAAAAATTTAAATTGATTATTAGCTTTTCAATTCGGCTTTAGCCTCTTCAACTCCTCTGGTTTGTCCAGCTTCAAGCATAGCTAACTGTATTTCTTGTAATACATTTGCTTCTACTTCTCTTCTTAATGAAGCTTTATCTCCATCTTGAAAAATTCTCACTCCATCTTTATCTAATGCTTTTTCAATCATTAAATTTAAAGCAAATTCGTTTGGATCTTCAGATGTAGATTTTTTTTGTATTGATTCTCTTTCTGCAATAGTTAATGGATGCCAATATACAGTAAGAATAATCTTATTATTTTTTCTTACATCATGTTGATATAGCTGGCTTACACCAAAACTATTCTTCAAAAGTTCAATTGCTCTAGTCATATCAAAATTATATTACTTTACTATATTAAGCGTTAGCGGTAAATTGGCAAGATAATATACCTACAAAGTGACTCCTATCTTCAATATCTAAGGATGTAGGGCCATTTATATCTCTAACTCTAGGTTTACAGCTAAATGTATCAACATAAGTAGAAGTATTAACAGAAGTCAAGCCATCAATGACAGCTTCAGATATTTCAGCTAATTCACTTGTACCTTTTGATTTTGGAACATATACATTACATTGAATAACACCTGAATAATAATCTGAAGCAGCACCATGGTTTTGTAAAGTTGATTGTTCAAAATTTAAAGTCATTAAAATATATTTTTTTGTTTTTCCAGGAGATGTAAAATGAACATTGTCATAAACCATTAAAACAGTTGGGTCTACATCTGCTACTGCATCTGTCACTGCTTTTTCAAAAGCTGCTCTTGTATTTACTAAAGTCATAGTTAAAACTCCGTGTAGCTACTACCAGGAGATGCAGAGCCAAAACCAGTTGTAGCTCCACTTTGAACAAATAATTTACCTTTTGGTAATCCTTTATCTGTCATTGTCTCTTTAATTAGTTTACCTAAAGAACCTTGAATAAAAAGTTGAACTTTACCTCCTTCTAAAGCATAAATAGCATATTTAGCTTTATTTCCTATATAAACAGGTCTTTTGTAATTAAATGCTCTTTTAACAGGAAATCTAGGCTTAATAACAGGTTTGACATTGTAATATCCAGTAGATTTATTAGCTGAATCTGCAAAGGAACTTTTGAAAAAATTTGCTGTAGCTTCTCTTTTAATGTCAGCCCAAGGCTTAAATTTTTCAACACGATCAGTTGCCCTTACTGGACTATTTTGTGCTTTCCAGCTAGAAGCAAAAAATCCTGTATAAACAGGACTTCTTTTTTTTGTTGATAATTGAGCATGAACTTTTTTTATAAGAGCATTAAAATCTCTTGATATCTGTTTGTCTAAATCTTTTGGTAAATCTGTTAATCTTCTTGCTGTCATTAGAACCTTACCAATAATGTAAACAAATAAGTCTGTCCACCTTTCTTTGTATCTATATCAACTATTTGTGCAATCCTATTAGAACCGGCAAAACTAAGTGTAATTTCATCATCTAGATCTGGTTGATTATCTCCTATCAAATCAGGTGTAATGTAAATCTTTGCTTGTCTCATTTCTTGTGCATCTTCTTCTTCTGATCTGACAAAAGATATTGGTACTTTTATGTCTGAATAAGTTGTATCTATAGTGACTTGTTCACCTGTTTCCACGTTATAACCCGATATTCCTTTTTTTGTATAAGTAATAGTGTGATCTAAAGAATTACCCAGTTGAGCAACAACACTTTTAGCAACACTTTTAAATAATGAATCTAATTGACCTGCCATTATCCTCTAACTACCCTCATCTGAAATGTTCCTGCTCCACCTAGCATATACGCTCCAAGATAACTTTGTAACCAAGGGTAAACATCAAGAATATTATTAACAGAACCAGTACCTTGACTATCAGTATTATACTTAACTTGTAAATCTCCTAATTTAACTTCAGAAAAATTACCATCTTTACCAGTAGTACCAGTAATAGCACCAGTATCATTGGCTAAAGCTCTAGCTAATTCATATTGTGCATATTTAATATTTAAAGGAATTGTAGAACAAGCTAACTCAACACCGTCTACCTGATAATTATTTCTAGGAAATTTAAGTGCCTGACCGTCATCACATCTATCACCATAATAAACAAAGCTATCAATCCATCTAGTTGCTGATATTAATGCTCTATTCTTTTGATCATCTGTTTTGTTTGTCCAAGTTGAAGAGTCTGGTACTGTTTCAAAATAACTATTAGCTTCTGTCAATGTGACATAGCTATTAGCATTAGCATCTTTTATAGTTGCATTTATAGTGGCTGCCC